CAAGTTGAGTGCGGAGGAACGATGGTCGATTCTCACTAACGAGGTGAAGCTCAAGCGTGCGCTGGTGTTGTATGCGAACGAGCTGAACCCGCCAGCACCGAAACCTGCGAGCGAGCATGTGGCGTTGCAGTCGCGTCGCTCCCTGCGGGAACCTCGCCGGTCAAGAATGTGTGTGATGGGTTGGGCTTTGATTGCCTTCTCACTCATTGCAGGCGTGACGATTGTGGTGGTGTCGTTATGAGGTGGTGGCTGGTGTTTGTGGCAGGCGCACTTTTCACGTTGCTGCCTGGAATGTTGAACCCGCTCGCTGTCGTGAACGGATCCACACTGATAGGGCTCGGGTTGTTGGCTTGGGCTTCGTTGAACATTGTGAAAGGGAAATGATGGATGTGAAATTGCAGGACATTACACCGGAGATGATTCGGGAACTGTCAGATCAGAATGATGAGCAACGGTTGTATGTGTTGACGATGGAGGAAACACGGGCGCTCACTCATGAACTGGAGTTTGCGATTATGCAGGCGTCACAGTTGCAGGCTCGTTGTCAGATGCGGGCGAAACGGTTGGAGCATTTGGGTGTGAGCCGGACGGAGATTGCTGACATGTTTGATGTTCCTGTGAGGACTGTGGCGAAATGGTTGCGGTCTACGATTGAGATTCAGGTGGTGTCGGGATGATGAATATACAGGTTGATGGGCGTGACGTGGTTGTGACGTTGCGGGATGATGTTTGGCAGCTGGAGGAGCCTGGGACGTTGTGTTTGACACGCGATCAGGCGCAGATTCTTCGCCGTGGCCTGAACTCGCTTGACGCTTATTACCCGCTCGACGGTGAACCCGAGGATGGCTGATGCCTGCCCGCCGGAAACCTGAAGGCCCGTCGCGGGTGAGAACAGTTCGGTTCACTGATGATGAGTGGGCTGTGATTGTTGAGCGCTCGATGCGGGAGCAGAAAAAACCCGCGACTTATCTTCGTGATAAGAGCTTAGAAAGGGCTCAACGCTCGTGTGGCAAAGTGCCAGCCCAGATACCGTACGGTTCTTGTGCCTCGATAGCGTAGGCGAAACATTGAACCTTCAACGGGCAGTCATTGCAGAGCGCTTTGGCAACACGGATGGCATACTCCCTCGTTTGCTTCTCGGGGAAGTCCTCGGGGAAGAAAATGTCGGGGATGTCCTGACACGGTGCCCCACCGTTTCGTTCGATAGCGTCGGAAAAGGCGCGGTAGGTTTGATGTCTGTGGTCACCCATAACCTAATCCTAGAGGAGGACACTGATGGATCGTGACAATGTGACAAGTTTGGCGGCGCATAAGTTGGCTGACCTGATGATTCAAGAATGGGTGTCGGCTTACTCTGACAACGGTTCGATTTGGGAGCGTGACTATAACGCTCTGCAGGTTCTGAAAGAGAACGCTGGTGAGGATGTTGTTGCTGAGGCTTATGAGTTGGCGAAGGCCCGCTGGAAGAAGATGTTCAACCATGATTGAGGCGGGGCGTTTTGTGGCGTCGAAGAACGTGAGCGCTGAACGGTGGCTTAGTGCTCGTCGTGAGGGTGTGACGGCTACGCAGGTGGCGAAGGCCGCTGCAGGTCCTGGAGGGTTTGAGCAGGCGGTGGAGGATTACCGGGCTGACTTTGTGGAGCAGGACAACCCGTATATGGCGTTTGGTCGTGCATGGGAGGGGCCGATTTCTATGCACTTGAAAGACCGGTTTGGGGTGATGCCGAACGACTGGTTGATTTCGTCCTCGGTGTCGGATCATTATCTGGCAACACCTGACGGGCTCACGCTCAGGCATGAAGCGATTTCGGAGGTCAAAACCACGGGGAAGGATTGGAACCCTGAACGTATCCCTGTGCAGTATCGTCGGCAGGTGCAGTGGCAGTTGTTTGTGACGGGTGCTGAGAAGTGTTTCTTTGCGTGGATGTTGCGTGAGGAACGTGATGGGGCTTTTCTGCCTGGCTGGTTTGAACCGAAGGTGATTGAGATTGACCGTGATGAGGTCATGATTCGTTCGTTGGTCACGGTGGCCGACGATTTATGGGAAAGGGTGTGTGATGACTGAGGTGAATATGACGGTGCAGTTGGACGAGGCGGTGTATTTAGAGCTTCTGAAGGCTGCGAATGAGGTGGGGGTTCCGGTGAGTGATTTCGCTCGGGATACGATTGCTAACTATTTGGAGGAGAATTATGCCGAGGTTTGACCTGTCCCAATACAGTACGGTTGCGGAGCGTATCGACGCTTTCTGGAAGAAGTATGAGCAGGGCCGTTTGCATACTGAGCTGGTGCATTTCAGTCCGGAGCAGGTGGTGATTCGTGCGGAAGTGTACCTGGATCGTAAGGATGAGCGACCTGTGACGGTGGATTATGCGGAGGAACGGTTGGATAGCAGTCCTGTGAACCGTGTGAGCATGGTGGAAAATTGCGCTACTTCTGCTATTGGTAGAGCTCTGGCCGACCTGGGTGGGGAGTTCACTGGTGCGAAAAGGCCCAGCGCTGAGGAGATGGCGAAAGTGCAACGCCACGAACAATCACAGAAGAAACGTGACTGGGTGTCTGAGGCTAGTAGCATTACAGACATTGACGTGTTGCGTATGTTGTGGTCGGAGGCGCAACTGGGTGGGGCGTCACCAACCGATTTAGCGAAGGTCAAAGAATATGCCGAGGCACTCGATACTGGCAGCAAGCGTGCAGGAACTAACGCAGGCGTACAGGGAAAGTCTGGAAAGAAATGACCCTGATGCGGAACTGTTCAGGGTTGCACTCATTGAGAGGTTGGTGATGTTGTGTGATTGCGTCACAGATCGTGCAGGAGCTCGCTGAGCTGACGGCTGAGAACCGTAAAGGGGTTGAGGTTTATGCGGAGGTTTTGGACCTTTTGGCTCGGTGTGAGAATCGTTTGGATACGGTGGAGGCTCGGGCGTTTATATCGGCTACGGGGAGTGTTGCTGAGAGGCAGGCGATTGCGAAACTTGAGGCAGCCGATGCGAGGCTTGAACGCGATCTTGCTAAGGCGCAGGTGGATCGTGTTCGTGCAAAGTTGCGGGCGATTGAGTCAGCGATTATGGCTCAGGCTACGAGTGCGAAGATGGTGCAGGCGGAGATGAAGCTCTGATAAGCGTGTCTTATCGGGTTTGATAACATTGGGGTAGCGCAGGTAACCCGCCAGACTTCGGTCCCGCCGGTGAAGCGTGGCCCCTGATCGCTACGGCGTGAAGGGGCTTTCAAGTTTGTTAGGTTGGCGTCCTGCAGTTTGCTAGGTTCCTGGAATATGGCACGGGGACTATATTGCAACAGAAAAGCCCCGCCGAAGCGGGGCTCTCTGAGTGTGTCTTACTTCTGTGCCTGGATGAGCTGGTGGTTCAGGTTGCGTAGTTGACGGTAAGCGGTGAAGTCAATCCCTGCCTCGTCAACGTACTTTGCCATTTGCTCGACGGGGACGGTGAGCCAGTCTTTGCCGGAGCACTTCTTGCACTCGCAGACTACGGTCCATGTTGGGTTGTCGGTGTAGAGCTTGATTGTGTTGAGTGTGTTGGACATTTTGTTTTCCACCTTTCCTAGTTCTCGATCCACCAGTCGAGGATGATGCCCTCGGCTAGTTGCTCGTCAAGTGTGTCTTGCATCTTGTCGTACTTTGAGCCCTGGATGTCCCAGCGCTCCTCGCGATAACCATTCTGGTCTTTGATTGTGATTGTTTTGATGTAGCTCATGATTTCCACCTTTCCTTGCTGTTGTAATAAGTGTATAGCACAAGACACACTAGCGCAACTATATTCACAAACTTTTTTTCTGGTGGAGATGGCGGGAATCGAACCCGCCTCCGCTCGGATCGGACTTGCCGGTTTTCCTAACGTCGAACCCTAATCATCCCCGCATCAAGTATAAACTAGGGTCATGGCGGTCCCGAAGAAAATCCTGAAGCTGGTGCAGGCACGGGATAGTCACTGCTGGCATTGCGGGGCCGAGGATGATTTGGTGCCGCATCACCGGAAGAATCGTGGGATGGGTGGGAGCAAACTTTTGGACACGCCGGATAATCTGTTGATGGTGTGTTCGCGGTGGAATGGGGACATGGAAGCGAATGCGGAGCTGGCTGCAACAGCTCGAGGTTGGGGGCACAAGCTTGCGGTGTGGGAGTCGTTGAATCGTCCGGTGTTTGACCGTTCG